CTCAATGATAGGGACTGCAGATGTAGCACCTAAACCTGATCCTAAAGCAGTTCCTGCACCCGGCAATAAAATACTACCGGCAATGCCACCAATAACAGGAAGAAGGCTTTTAAGATTAAAAGCTTCTGGTAGACCAGTCTCGGGGTTGACAGTAAGTTGTCCTAACGAAGCTAGACCTGCAATCTCCGGCTTAGACATATGCACAAGTTCAGTATCGCCATAGCGACCCTTCATTGCCATTAAGTTAGCTAATCCGCTGTTAGGTGCGGCTCTATCTACCATTACTGCCATAGTTCTTACTTAGTCCCTTGTTTCAAATTCATGTAATGTGATTGTGGTTTGGTCATATCTGCATGTAAAGTATTAGGGTTATTATACAGTGAATTTTTTGAATATGCCATGCCTTCTCCAGTTTTAGCTCCAAAATAATCGGTTTGAGGTGCTAATCCGTTGTTGACATTCTCAATAAATGTGCTATTTTGAATTAGATCGAACATCTTCTTGTAATCGTGTGTCATAATAATTTAATTAAAGTCCTGCCAAGCTGTTCCTGTATATCCTTTAAACTTGCTTTCTCCAATAGAAAAAGCTACGTCACCCTGTCTCGGTCTTCCAATTTCTGTAACTGTAACTACACTGTAGATATTGAAAGAAGGTTGTGAATTAACTTGAGTATCTCTTTGTTCCAAAAGAAACTTTAGTTCTGCAGTGTAAGCTAAAAGGTCTTGATAAAGCTGTTGAGGGTCCAGATTTCTAATATCTGCGTAAGAAGGCAGTTCAGGATAAACAATAGCCATAGTTGACTATCTACCTCCGTCAGGCTGAACAGCAAGACGCATACTACCCCATCTCCAGCTAATACCGCTATCTGCACTGGAAACTTTAATGCTGGCTTGTCTTCCTCTAGAACGGAAATTGATCTTTGTAGTACCGCTACCGATAGTATATGGTCCCTTAGTAACTGGAAGACTATTAGGATATTCCTGTGTATTAATAGTAAATTGAAGACTGCCGTGTTCAAGAGAAAAGTCTGGAATTACTTTATCCATAAACATAATCTGATCGCCATCTTCAATATCGAACTCTGCACTTTCTAAGTAGGAAGGAAGTGCTTGTCCGTCACCTGTAAATACAGATACAGGTTCGTTATCAATCAGATAGGTAGCACTTGTAAGTACACCTGTAGTAATAGTGTTATCGAATACGTTAGCATCTTCAAAGGTAGCAAAGACTCCAGTACCGAAAACCCAATGATTTTCTTGTGTATTATAAATTACATACGAATCCGGCTCCATTGCACCTTCAGAAGGATACAGCCAGATTACTTCGTGAAACTCTGAGTTAACACCTGCATATACTTTATCCTTCTGCGACATATTAAAGCTATCGTAAAGATATCTTCTTACAGTACAATCGAGTCTTTGTACTCTACCGTTAAAGGCATAGAAGTTATTGTCGCTCATCCAGTAAGTTACGCCGTCTACTGCTACTGCAGCGTGAGGAGAAATAAGACCGCAGTTAGAACCTAGCTGTGCAAGACTGAAGATAAAGGGAGGACCAACGTACTGAATACCGTAAAGTGCTTTGTCTGTCCAAGTATGAATAATATTTCTTGAACGTACACCACCTATAATCTCCGTTCCTTCAGTAAGTTTAAACTCTCCTGAAGTAGTAGAAATTGAAGGTGTCCAATTACTGTAGTCTTCTTGATCCGACCATCTGACAAGAAGAGGATTGAATACGCTTGTAGCATACTCATTAGTTCCAAAAGCTAGAACGTGTCTGTCGTTAGGAGAGACTACAATGCTATTGATTTGAGAGGGAGCAGTGCCTACAACAGATGCTCTTACAGGAGCAATGCTTGCATTTGCATCCCAGTGAAATAACGTATTTCCTCTACGTACAGCTAAAAGGTCTTCGCCCCAGTTATCCAATGACCACTGATTAGCCAAGAAAATAATGTTGGAAGCTGTAGCTGCCTGATTCCATGCTCTTTGTCCTGTAGTGGACACTCCAGCGTTGTAAACGCCTGCACCGTAGCCTAAACCTTGAATATTGTCTGTCTGTTCTGTAGCTGGAAGATAATTAAGAGTAGCTTTACCTGTATTGCTTTCAGTGCTTGTAGCTACGCTTGTAACGCTGATTGAAAAGTGATTGAGGTCTGCTTTAGCCACAACTTGAAATGTTGGCCCACCGAAACTGGAAGCTGCAAAGTCCGTTGCTCCTCCAAAACCGTTAACGGATGCAGAAGTAAAGAATAACCAATCGTTTACACTTACACCGTGATTGGTAAGACTTACATCAATTCTACCTGAACCTACAGAAGTACTGAAATCTCCATTTACTCCAGCTTCAATAGAAACAGTAGAGACAATAGGAGAGACATCGTAGTTGTAACCGTTATAAAGAATGTAAAGTTTTTGTTCTGTTCCTGCAGCTAACAGCTTTTCTGTGTTGTTGTTAGCCCAAGACTTGATAGCTCTGGCAGTACCTGCAAGAGGAGTATTGTACTTCTTTTGGTATCCTCTTAAATTTTCTGGCTTTCCTTCTCTGAAACGTACACGATCACCGTCATACCATTTACCCTCTTCAGAGTATTTGGTACTTTCACGGTGAAACCCCGGTTTAAAATTAAGACTGGTAAACTTCGATCTTGAAGAAGGCATTATTTATATGCAATATGCGTTTAAGGTTGTTTTAAGTCTTGAACTACTAAAACGTCAATAACAGAGACGCCTCTCACATTGTAAACCAGCAAGTCTACTGCACTAACCGAAGTGGTAATTGTAGGAGCAACACCTGCTTTAAATCTATAGGCATTTCCAAAAGACATTGTTTTAGTTCCAACAGAAAGACTTTGAATTACATAAATTGCTCCACATTGTCCAACTGTAGCATTGGAAGGATTCTGTAAAGTACGGCTACTTCCAACTGCAGAAGTCATTTGAATATAGAAGTTATTGCTTTGAGAAAGGTCTAGAGCAATACTGGTAGCATCTGACAGTGTAGTTACAGTACCGATTACAGGTCCAGAGAAAGTTGCAGTACTGGTAAACGCTGCAGTATTGTCTACTATTAAATCTGTAGTGCTGACAACGGAAGCGTTAACAGATACTGCAGCAACATCTGTAGCAGCTAAAATTGAAGTTTGAATACTAGTGGCTGTTAAAGTGTTAGCTGTTAAAGTGTTAGCTGTAAATACGCTTACTGAAGTTGGAGTGTCAAGTTGATAAATTTCTGTACCATCGCAAGCTACTACAGTGTTAGTAGCTTGTGTAAGACTGATAGCTGAACCGGAAGCAGTCTTCATTAGAACTGCAAATGATCCAGTAGTATTTTCTCTTACAAAGTAAACTTTTTCTTCTGAAGGAATTGTAATGGTTACGTTAGCAGTTAGCGTACCTGCAAACTCCAGCGAAGCATTTCTAGACTGATCTGCAGTGCCGTTATTGCTTGTAAGAGTTACACCTGTAGCACTTACAGAAACTACTTCATAGCCTGCTACTGCATCGTCAATTAGATCAATGACGTTCTGATTGAGAATCGTACCCCAACTATTAGGATTTTCTCCATCGCCTTGTTTTTCAAGTCTAATTCTTGAGGTATAAGTACTTGACATTTATTATATGGCCTTCTCTTCTTTAAAAATACATTCTGATTTTAAAACTTCTACGTAAGGAAAATTTTGTTGTAAAGCATCTATAGATTGTTTATATTGTACACAATTTTCTTTAGTTTTAAAAGGACCGGTAATAGCCTGTTCTGAAAATCCAAAATTAAGAAAAAGAATTACCGATACAAAATAAAACATAATTTATATTTAATCCTTAGGCCAATCGAAAAGTATTCCAGTCTTAGTAACAGTACCGTCTGAATTGCTAGTATACTTAACCATTAAATTTTCTAGCTCTTGAACTGTTGTTACTTGACTGATAGCATCTTCCATTATAGAAGCTGTAAGTCTGATTTCATTACGCCACTGTTGAATATCAGCAGGAACATCAATGTTTGTGTCTGCTTTACGTACAATAGCCCAATCTGTTTGAGACAAAAGAGAACCTTGCTGTTGCTTTACTTCTTGAATAAAGGTAGTTTTAAGACCCGGTGAAGATAGTTGTTTAAGTGTATGAGGATCAATAATAGGTGTACCATTTTCATCAACAGCAGGAACATCTTCAACAGGCTTAGGAGTTGAAGTAATGGTACCATCAGGATTCTGTGACCAATTATAAAATCTACTGTCTGGAGGAGTTTGTGGAATAATTTCTACCATGCCGATAGCTTCTTTTTCTTCTCTAGTCCAGATATGCCAATTAGCAGGATGCTGTACACCGTTAGCATCCGTCCAAGCTTTTCCTTCTCTAATTGTTTTTCCGTTATATTTCCACATCGTCTTTGCTCCTACGGATTGCCCTGCGCGTTGGCATTGTCAGCGAATGCTGCGCCAGTGGTTGAGATTGTATACGAATTTGACCCGCTCGCGTTGTAACTGCTCGATGACGTGCGGACCTTGAAGCCATTCGCCAGCTTGTCGGCATGGGTTGCGAACGTGACGCTATTGCCATTGATCGTCATCGCGGTTGGAACACCGTTGAGATAGACGAATGGACCATCTGCGGATGCGTTGCCGGTGAACGTGCCGCTCGTGGTTATAGTGGTGTCTGTGAGGTTGGCGGTGGATAGTGCGTTGAAGCCTGTTGGCGGTGTGTAGGTAAAGGCTGTCTGCCCGAAATTGCCCGTTACGTCTGTAGCAGTACTCCCAGCATGAGAAATACAAAATCTGTAAAATAGTCCTGCTGTCAAGTTTGTAAACGCAGCATTTGTTCCTGCTACTGGATCACCACTGTTTTGGAATACCCCATTTTTACTCCACCATATTTTTTGATTATCCAAATCAATAGCACAACCAATTACATCATTCGTTGTAAAAGTATCCCCATATGCCCCACCTCCTGTACCTTGTGTATTTCCGTTTGGAATATATCCTCTAAATGTACTATTACCTACATTATTACCGCCAGTAATGTCTAAGTCAGCCGCAATTACACCAATAACGGGGTATTGGTTTGATAATTGTGGTGCAGCATTCAAAGTAAACTCAGCATACCATTTACCTGAAGATGGCCCTATTTGAGTAATAGCTTCAATAGCATTAGTAGTACCTCCAGCACTTGTTCTTAAATTTCCGTCAGAAATAGTGAGGGGTTGTCCAGAGACATTACAACTTGCAATGGGACTAAAAATTGAATAGTTATCTGTCGGCGTATCGAGCATCTGGTCTGCGGTGGTTAGCCCACTGCTGGTAAAGTCGTTACCGTTGCCACTGTAGTCTGCACCTAGATCGGCGCTGTCTTCGCCGGTAATGTAGAAGCCGTTTGTTCCGTAAGTGCCGGTGTATTTTATTGGCACCCATTGTCCGGTGGTGCTGTCGGTTTCGCCAAAGCTGGTTGGGTCTAGTGCTTGGCCGTCGATCATATTTATTTCAGCCATGTAGCCGTCAAATTCTACAGGCGTGCCGCTAGCATCTGCGCCAATCCTTGTTCTTTGACCATTTGCATTTATCAATGCCGCTACATTTGGAATGCCTGAAGTGCTATCAAGTGTTAGCCGCTCACCGTTTAGATACATAATCATAGTATCGTTTGCGGTTGCATTTGCAGCGTCAAAAACAAATACGATATGATACCAAGATGATGGATCACGTAGTTTTGCTATTGATCTTGTTTGATCAAAACCTCCGCTGTAAATATCAAACTTTAATGCGTCATAGTTTGATCCATCACCTGTAGCAGCACCAGCAGTAAAAATTAAATCACAACGACCTGTACTTGTTCCAGAACCGCCACTTAACAATCCACAGTTGGTTGCTGAAGTAATAGCGCCACGTTTTATCCAAACAGAATAGGTAAATTTTTTACCATCAGTAGGAGCAGAGGTTACATCTCTATATAGATATGCTGCATCGTCGTCATTAAACCGAATCGACTGGTCGATGGTGTAACCGCCAGCAGCACCTGCTGCACCTAGAAGAAGATTGTTATTAAATACCATGTTATTGTTACTTTACATCCAATGTTGCTATTGCGTGAATCGCAGTCGAAGTATAAACCATATAGTCAATTCTGTCAACGGCAGAAATTGCAGTGCTTAATGTTGGAGGAGTGCCAGCAGGAAATTTCCAATTACCGCCATAAGACAATGTTCTAGAACCCGTTCCATCTTGAATAACAAAGATGCTGCCAGTCTGCCCTGCTACACAGTTAGAAGGACTTTCCAGTGTTCTGTTGCCTGCTAATTGCACAGCAAAGTTTTGTCCTGCATTAAAATCAACTGCAATACTCGTACCGTCTGTTAGACTTACAATGTCAGCTACAGCAGCAGTACCAATGTGAAGCTGCTTACCCAGTAATGTATCTACGCCAATTGCTACTGCACTTACGTAAAAGTCCGTACCGCTTACTGTGCCTGTAAGAGTACCACCAGCAAGAGGAAGATGGTTGGCAATGCTTGTAGCTAAAGTAGAAGACACATTTGAAATTACGCTGTTAATACTTGTAATGGCAGCACTGTTTACACTTGTTGCTGCACTTACAGCGTCTACTACTGCATTGATACTTGTAATGGCAGCACTGTTTACGCTTGTTGCTGCACTTACAGCGTCTACTATTGCATTGATACTTGTAATGGCAGCACTGTTTACGCTTGTTGCTGCACTTACTGCATTCAGTACAACATTGATGCTTGTAATAGCTGCTAAATTAACGCTTGTAAGAGCAGATACTGTAGCAATATTTGTATTGCTGTTTCCAATGCTTGTTGCTAGTGCAGAAGAGACAGCAGCAAGTTCTGCTGAAGTTGCATAATCGAATCCATCGATAACTGCATTGATACTTGTAATAGCTGCAGCGTTAACACTCGTAAGTGCAGATACTGTAGCTACTACAGAGTTAATGCTTGTAATAGCTGCAGTGTTAACACTAGTCTGAACACTAACAGTACTTACGTTACTGTTAATTGTATCCGTTACTGTATTGATTGAGGTAATGGCTGCAAGATTTACAGATGTAAGAGCAGATACTGCAGCTACTTCAAGCTGAGTAGCAGCAGATGCTCCAGCAATTAGAACTGCTCCAGAAGCTGCTAAATTAGCTGCAGAAACATTCCCACTAAATGTTGCACCAGTACCGCTTACTTGTACAGCAAAAGAAGCTGCACCATCTACATACAAACCAGTACTAACCGATACAATGCCAAAAGTTTGATCTGCACTTACAGCAATTGTACCGCTTACAGGAATGCTGGAAGATACAGCACCATTAACTGTAATCTTGATGCCTTGTCCAGCTTCAATAGTTTTAACTGTACCACCTTCAGCAGAAGGTACGTTAGTTAAACCGGAACCGTCGCCAACAAAGAAAGCAGCAGATACAGTATCGGCAAATGTTGCAGATGTAGCTTTTATACCTGCCAGAGAAACTGTAATTCCAGAAGTACTAAGAGCAATAGTAGGATTGCCTTCAGTACCATCGGCATTACCGATTGCAATACCTGTACCTTCTGTAAGTGTTCTTCCATATACCGTTCCACCGCTGACTGCTACAATTCCAGTAGCACCTGTAAGGTCTGCTACTGCATTAAGTGTAGAAGCATTAGCTGTAAGAGTTACTCCGTTAAGCTGGAAAGTACCATTGATATTTACTGCAGACTGACTTAATTGAAGAGGAGAACTGGTGCCGTTTCCGTCTTGTACAGTTTGAACTGTGCTGGTAAGCCCTGCATTCCCACTTCCAATTTGAAGAAGCTGCTTATAAGTATCGGCAATTGTTTTAGCAGTTAATGTAGCCATTTTTTATACTGTATTCCAATAGTTGTCAAGGTCTTCCCAATTTATATCCGTATCCTCCCAAATCTTGTTTCTTTCTGCATATAGTGGAGGACGCGGGTCTTTAATAAATTCGTCATCTCTCAGTTTGGGTGTTTTATTCTGAGGATGGTTTTTAAGATCGTAAGCACCGTCAAAGTCTGTAGGACAAACTAAAAGACCGTAGCTGTTCTTTTTCATTACGCGATAAGGATATTCCCATCCACAAATATCGCATTGGGCTAATGCTCTTTTAGTGCTTGCCATTTTATTTTTCCTTAAACTCTGTTAAGTCTAGGAACTATTTTCAGATTAGCTCTTTCTCTGTCTTCGTCCATTGCTCTAGCTAGACGTTCTTCGTATTCCTGTTTAATAAACTGGATTCTACCGCCTTCAATACCAACTCTTTTCATTGACATAAAATAAGCTAACCCTGCTGTAAGGCAGGGATAAAATCTTCTTGAAATATCCGCGGTCTGTACTGCAGACTTGTTGACATCTTGCAAGTATCTTACTTGTTCTACTTTAAGAGTATCTGTACTATTTTCTGGAATAGGCCAAAGGTGCATTGTAATGCTGTCTCTGTTTCTTCTGATAGCATACTGAGTAGGTCTTCCAGTCTGTCCCTTATTTGGAATACGAAGATATTCTTCCATCGAAATTCTATCTAGACCGATATCCGTATTGTCTCTGTTAACTACAACTTCTAAAGCATCAATAG